CTAAACTGAGACTTCCATGATATACTGTAATGCTTTTTGGTTAACAATGATACTCTATTTTAGCCAACCAGAATTCCTGTCTATATTTCTTGGCACACTCACTGGCTTTTCTATCGTACCAGTTAATCTTTTTAATGGTGTTTTCCAGTCTCAAATCATTCTACCCATAATGCTTCTGCAAATATTTCTTGTGGTAATCTCATTTTGCACCTCTCAATCCACTTTTGAAATCTACGTTTCATTTATGCTTTTTTACATAGAATTTATGATGGAAACACCATTTAAGGGAATGTAGTATGTTTAGTGTCTGATCATATGTTCCACCAATAACACATCCATCTTCATAGCAAAATCCTTTGACAGGATCAAAATAGATGTACTCATTTGCATCCAATCCGTCAGAATACAATTTATCTGCGTTTCCTATTTGAATAGCATTAAGACCTGCATACATAGAAACTTCTCTATAATCGTCTGTCTGTATAAATTGCATATCATACCCTCCTATCTTGAAATCATCGTTTCATTGTTCAATTTCTATGAATATACTACCCGTTCTTGCATCTTCTATTTCAATCAGCTTATACTTCTTTCCGTTATATTTTCTTAAAGGATGGCAAAGCAGTAATGTAACTTTATCAACCACTCCTTTACTATCAGTAAAAGTTGCATCTATACAAGCTCCGCAAGAGCCATCTGCTTTTGACCATCCACGTCCTCTTGTAATATGATAAGTATTAAAATCCACATCATAATTCAAATCGCATTTAATTTTCTGTTTAAATTTATATTGTTCTTCTGTCATGTTATTCTCACAACCTTCCGTTGAAACTCTTGTTTACTTGCCTATTTCACATCCCATTTGACTTCATAGCCGGTAATTTTCTTTCCAAAATCACAAGCATGTACAACTACAGCTCCGCAATTATCGCACCATAAAGAAAAACTATTAACTCCTGCACCCATTCTATTAGCACCACCACGCCGCATTTTTGATCCGCACCAGATACAAGTACATTCGTTCGGAATCTGCACTCCATTGTTTACAACGTTTATAATTTCCATTATCATCACTCCACTTCTATATTAATTCATCGACTTCAACTACATCAGGATTATCACTAAACCATGAATCATTCTCTACAATTTTTTCTATCTCAACGACATCTCTTTCAGAATCAAAGCAATCATTATGTTTAAAATAAGCCGCCTTAACCTTTTCTCTTGCGTCTTCGTATGATTTTGCCTTTACAATTCCAACAGCCAATTCTTCAATTCTATATACATATAAACTTGTAATATCTAACATATAAATCACCTCTTTATAATTTTATCTTTCCATAATCAGGAATCATTTGAATAAACTCGTCTGCATTGGTAAACTGTTTATTAAGTTCTACCCAATACTGTTCATTATTTGTATCTGTACAACAAGCTTCTAATTTAAAATCATGTTGTGCATAAATCGTTAAGCGTAGTTTTACTTTCTGAACAGATATCCCTTCTGGAACTTCTTCAACTGTTGCATACTCTTCCAAAAAGTCATCAATTTCACTTTCTTTTAAATCATAATTATAAAATGCCTGTAATGGTTTATTATCTGTGTCCAATTCATTAAAACTAATTTTTGTAAAATCTAACATATTATCTTCCTCGCTATGCAGCATCTCGTAATATTTCATAAACCTCCATTTCCGTAAGTTCCTTAATTATTTTCATTTTCTGCGCAAGAATCCAACTGCCTCCCTGACTTTCCGGTCTGTTGTAACTTGTCCAGTCTTCAACCTCGCACTCAACCCAGACTCTTTGCTCTCCGTTTGCAAGTCGAATTGATAAATGAGGGGGCAAATGGTTTAAAACAACAATGCCATCCGCATCGAACTGCAAATCCCTTTGTCGGATAACATTCTGCTTGCATCCATTCATTAAACGGCGTTGAATATGTCTTATGAATGAATAGCGGGTATAATTTTCCATCTGACAATTTCCGTAATAATTTATATGCTTTCATATTTCCCTCCAATAAAATAAGAGGCAGATTTCTCCACCTCTTATATATTCTCTTATCTTATGCTGCCTTCTCCGTCGAATCTCCTATTTTAGATCAACTCTTCCATTGAAAAACCATGCTCTCTTTCAAACTCTTCGTCGTTATACAAATCTAACAAATCTTGAATATTTGGATGTTGCCAATCAACAAAGTCAAATAACTCTCTTGCTAAATCTTCATGACCGTTACATTCCGTCATAAAATCATTTCCCGTATAACAATTATTAAGCACATTTTCAATTTCTTCATCCTCTAATACAGATTCTGTATCAATTTCGTTCATATCAACATCTGGAATATAAATAATATGATCAGAGGTTTCGAAATTTCCCTTATAAATTATACATTCCTGTCCATACGTCAAATCAAATAAATCTACAAGAAATGCACCTGCTTCTAATTTCATTTTCAATTCATTTTTTGTCATATTTCATCATTCCTCCATTTCTGTTGCTTCCGCATCACTGTCATAACACTGATCTGGTGTATTTTCTCTACCTTCCTTAATAGCATCAATTAACTTTTCTTCTGCTTCTTCTTTGCTGTTTGCCTCTACTTCATAATATCCTTCATAACACTCATAATATCTAACATTAAATTTTGCCATAATAAATCAATCTTCCTTCCTATCGCTTCCAGTCAATGCTTGCATCAATTCACCAAATGTTTCAAAATACAACTGCGTTTCGCCTAATACACAACTGACAACAGTATCATCATTAGTTGGAATATCTACTTCGTGATACCATGTATGAATTAATTCATTAACTGTCATAACCGTTTGAACTTGTTCATTGTTTGCATTTAATGTAATTACTGTAATATTGTCCATATAATCAACCATCCTTTCCATTTGAAATTGCTATTTTGTATTGTCAAGTATCAAAAACACTGTTACAAAACATATCATCTAGATGGTGGGCAAGAATTTCAAACTCTTCGCTTTCCTGCAACTCGCCAAACAGTTTTTCCAAACATTTTGTTTCGCAGGAAACTGCATCTTCATCGTCCCAACCGTCAGTGAAATCTCTCTGGAATTCGATGAGTTTTTCCGCCATCTGGCGAGGCGTATGTGCAAAATCATCCCTTCCTTTTTCCGCTTCACAACAATCTATATCTGAAATATTATTCCATTCACTTGTGTAAGTCTCAACAATTCGTTTTTTGATAATCGTATCTTTAGTGTCCCAGAGTTCAGACCAACCAAATTTAATATATTCTTCTAGTAGCTGTTTCACTAACACTAAAGATTTTTTAGGAGACACAAT